GTCTGCATCCATTTTATATTCTACTTCTTTAAAGTATTTTGTCATCGTTCTTTTTAGACAGATTGTAAATTTTCATGACTGTATAGACAATAGATACTAAAAGTAAGGTTAATTTCAACCATTGTTCTATATCAGAAAAACTAACCATAAAGGTTATAAAGTTTAAAGCACCCAATTTAATATCTTGCATATCCACTTTAATTACATTTTATGTGAATCGTAGTCTAGACCATAGAAAGAATGTACACCATTACCTTCAATGTCTATTGCGTAAGATTTCCAACCATAAGGATGGTCAACCGATGTTACTGCTGGAGTTACTACCATACCATCTTCATCTAAAACTGCTTCTTCTTCTATTGTAGTAATATCTGCATCGTTCCAACATACGTCAATATGCCAACCTTCTGATAATACTGGAGCAGTTACTTCTTCTCCTTCTTCGTCATATTCCCCTTGTTCAAGAACAATATTTCCTAGTTGTACAATAGTACTTTTGTGAGTTGGATATTCGTTTCCATCTTCATCGGTTGCAGTTCCAAGAGCATCAATTTTACTTTGTGCTTGTTCTCTTGAATCAAATTCGTATTTTGCTATTCTCATTACTTATTTATTTTAACTTTTGGTTATAACTATTAGTTATTATATTATCTGTATAGTTTTTTTAATTTTCTTATCTTATTTCTTTCCTTATGTAAAGATTTACTCTTTTTCTTATCATAGGTGTAATTGTTACACTTGTGTTAATGCTGCTAATTCGCTATTTGATAATCTTGTGTTGTAAACTTTAAAATTTTTAGTAATTCCGCTAAAATCAGCGGTACTATTCCCTCTTGAAAACTTAACTTTACTTAAATTTAATGGAATTGTTGTATTTGTGCTTGACGCTACCTCTGTTCCGTTTACATAAAATACTGAATCTCCACTTTTGTAAGCAATAGCAACTTTAACTCTTGAATCGGTATCAAAAGCAGTAGTTCCTCCTCCAAAAGGTTGTGAGCCACCACTTCTTAAATAATACTCTATTCTGTCTGTTGTAGTAAACCTAACTATAACTTCATTACTTGTAGTTCCATCACTTAAAGAAAAACCAGTATAAGTTCCTTGCGCATTAATTTTGCAATCAACAAACATAGTTCCCTCTGTTTGCCCTATAACACCATCTGGTACAGTTTGACTACAAACATCAACCAACCTCGTTACTGCACTTCCAGATGTAGGAATATACGATGTAGCGTAACTGCCTGTTTCTAATTGTGCTCCGTAAATGTAAACGCCACTTACTCCATTTCCAGTATATGATATAGCCCCATTATCTGTTATTGGAGAATCGCTTATGTGTATTTGATAATTTCTTGTTGTACCAGAAGTTTCCTTTACATAAGCACTAACTCTAAACCAACCATTATTAAATGATTGTATTTCTGCCTTTGATTGATGTAATCCGTCATATACGATAGTTCCAGACTCTACATCAAAACAAGCATTCTTATAGGCACCTCCATCTGCATTTGTTCTAAAAACTATATATTTTCTTCCTCCAGCTTTAACAAACAAGCTCCAAGTATAAAAACCTATTGGATTAGCTATACTTCTTTTAATATAATGCTCGACAGTGTCTATATTTTCAACCAACTTGAAAGCACTTAAATCTCCACTTGGCGAAGCAAACTCACTTTTTGCACTAGAACCACTTTTAGTCCAATAAGTATTGTTAAAATCCTCACTATAAGTAATTAAATTAGTCCTACTCGGCTCTAACAATAAAGCGCCTTCACTATTATCTTTATAATCTATTCTTGGTATATTATTACCTACTTCTTCAATTAAACCATCTTTATTTATTGTAGTAGCTTTACTTCCAGTTGGAGTACTTCCTCTACTAAAATCAAATGGTAAAGGTTTGAAGTTTCCATTCTCATCATTATACGCAAGAGTTGAGCCTTTTTTTGTTGCCCAATTTCCGTTACCAAATTTTAAAGTATTTGCCATATTTATTTTATTGAATATTGTTGTCCTTGTGCCATATCTGTAAAAGATGTCCAAGACGTTATTTGTTCTAGTTCGCTATCTGTTAATGCTGTTTCAAAGTATTGTAGTTGTTTAGTGTTTCCGTAGAAAGGGTTATTTACAGAACCCCAATAAAAACTAATATCATTTAATCCAACCACCGATTGATTTGTGGCATTTGAATATCGTGCTTTTGCAATACCATTTAAAAATAATTTGTAATTAGAACTAATAGAATCATACTGTATTGCTATTTTATTGTTTTCTAACCAATTAATATCAGTAACAATAAATTGTATGTTTCCAGTAGCAAAGCCATCGGCGTAAATCCTTAGATTACCATCGTTTCTATGTTGAATCAGTATAGAGTCACTAAAATTAGTTGAAGCCGAATTTCTTAATACAATATGTTCACTTGTTGTAGGTATTTCTTCAAACGAACTTATCTCTACCATCAAAACACCTTCTGAATCATTAAACGTAGCTGCATCTCCAGAACCATTAGCAGTTTCAGCTGAACGAGTTACTAAACCAGATTCTCCGTTGGTTGGGATATAGCTTGTTGGATGTGAGCCTTCTTCTAATTGAGCTCCGTATAAATAAACATTACCACTACCATCACCATCATAAGTAACTTGAAATGAATTTGTTGCATTTCCACTGCTTTTAGTAGCAAGTGTTATTTGATAAGTGTTAGGTGTTGAGTTAAGTTGTGATGTAATTTCGCATTTAAACCAACCATTACCATAATCTGTAATTTTAGAATTAGATAATGTACCACCAGAAGTTAAAGATTCTCCTAAAGCACCATTTTCTAAATCAAAAACTCTACTTGATGTAGAACTATTTCCAGTATTAATAAGTGCAAGTTGTATATTAGATAAAGTTCCTTTTTTAGCAAACACACTTAAAGAGTAATCAGTAGATGCACTTAAAGATATAGAATCCCTTAACCTATGTATTCCATTTACAGTATTGTCTGTTAGTGTAGAAGCGTTTAAAGTTCCATCTGGGGAAATTACTGAATTACTTGTAATTGAAGAATTTGATTTACTCCAAGCAGCATTGCTAAACTCTTCTGAATAAGTAACTAAATTAGTCCTCGCTGGCTCTAAAATATGATGTGGACACCCTACAACTTTACCATCAATCATTGGATAGTTTAATCTTGATACTCCATCGCCTACTTCTTCTATAAGTCCTTGTGAGTTTATTCTTGTTGCTGTACCGCTTCTGCTAAAGTCAAAATCTCCTACACCACTTGATGGTAGTACGGAGTATAAATCACTTCCTTGTGCAGCTGGTATTAATGCTAATTTTGGTTTTGCCATTTGTTTTAGTTTTGTATGTCTTGTATTCCTATTGTATGTACTGAATCTGCTAAACACTTAACTGCTTCAACTTCTTGTCTGTCATTCATATTAAACTGTCCTTGTATCATTTCAGTTGATGTTCCAATAGAAGATGCAGTTTCTATTGTGTTACCCCACCAAGAACTATCGTATATTTCGTTTGCCATTATCTTTGTCTTTTATTTTTTTAAATAATATCTCCATCTTCTTAACATTGGAGTCTTTTGGTTTATAAATCTTTTTCTTCATATTATCCTAAAAATATACCTCCAGAGAAATTAGAATCTGTATCTGGACTCATCTGCTCATTTGTAGATGTGTTATATTCTGGAAACAGATTGTTATTGTAATCCATGTAATCTAAAAATCTCCTAGTATAAAAGTCAGCAGTCTCATTAACTTTACCCATTAAGTGTACCAACTCATCTTTATCTATAGCTTGTTTGTTATCTCCAATATGCTTATAGATACCACCATTACCAATATTATAAGAAGCAAATGGTAAGTAAGAACTTTGGCTAAACCAAATCAACATAGGCTTTACATACTGATTAATTAAATTCTTGTAGTTGACGTTAGCAACATCATCAAGTGTATCTGTTAGTATTAAGTCCTGTAGCTTGTCGTATAGGTTTCCACCTAAATAGTTTTGGATATGCAAATCTTGAGCAACTTCTACAAACTGTATTAGCTTATCATCATCTGTATTTCCAGATATAATAGACTTTCTTTTTAAGTCATTTAATGTTATAAATAATGCTTTAGTCGCCATATCTTATTTTTTATTAGTTGGATAAGCCCCTCTATCTGGTCTATCAATCATTCTTTCAGTCATCTCATTTGGATTTTTAGGCTCTTTCAAACCTTTCTCGTAAGCTGAATTAGGGTCTACTCTCTTATCTCCTTTCAACTTGTATACTCTTAACTCCCAGAAATGATGGCAGTTTTTACCTCCTTTAAATTTTAGTAAACTATAGTTCTGTCTGTTATGACCTAACTCATTATTTACACCTCTAAAAGACATCATATTAATATCTTCCTTTCTAAATACTATCTTTCTTTCCGTAAACGTTTCCATTTTCTTGCAGAAAGTTCTACTGTCTGGAGATTTTCTTACAGGCATGTAAGCATATCTAACTTTATAGATTTCACTATCTTCTTTAGATGACTTGTTACTAGACTTAATTTCAGCCATTTTAACCTCACTTAACTCCTCAGCATACTTCTCAGTATGTATAACCTCCCAATCATCGCTTATAATCTCTCCTAAGCCTTCTAATTGCTCTAACATATTATCTCCTTCTTCATCAGAAAAGTCTGTTGGCTCTTCTTGAGAACTTAACTTCTCTCCTGTTTCTTCTTCTCTCTTAATCTTAGTAGATATGTTATCTAATTCTGTAAACTCAATAGGTTGTAAAGTAACAAAGTATAAGTTTAGGTATATTCCATTTACAGATAATATCTCACAGAAGTCATCTAGTAAATCCTTTTGAAAAGGTCTAACAACAAAGTTGTCCATAAGTATAGATGCAGTTCTTAATTCCTCTGCATTATTACCAAAACCTGTATTGTCTTTAATACCTAATAAAATAGGAGATACAATTCCATGTCCTAACATTATCTTCTCTCTACTCTCATCAGCTAAGAACTGATATTGTGCATGAGCATCTGGTAAGTGTATAGGGTCTATAGTTGCAGAACTATCTTTGTCTTCGTTAAAAGCTATGATTGTTCTACCTGCATTGTTTGTTCCTCCAAACTTATCGTTTATCTTGCTTTCTATTATTTCTTGAGTCTCCTCTGGAGGAATACCATTGTTGAAATTAATAAATAAGCTAGGCTGTAAACCATTTTTTATATTGTTAATATGGTAGTTAGATACCTCTACCTCTAAATCACAGTACTGTAAACATCCATGATAGTCACTAGGAGTATAATACCAAAATCCACTTTGATAAGGTTTAGATACAAATATCTCAGAAGTTTCCTTCTTTCCACCTTGACCGAAAGCAGGTATTCTTTTAGGCTTATCGCCTCTCTTGTACTCAGCCCAATTAGGATGATAGTACCAAGCCTTTATAATTCCATCTACAGCTTTCTCAGCTCTAAGAGTTTCTATTGGAAAGTGTAATGCTTTTAGTACTCTCTTTTTAGTTTTATTGTAAACAACTTGGATAGCAGCCATTCCTAGCTCCTTCCTATCGCTCACTATTCTTTTAATGTCTTTAGGTTTAAATATTAATTGAGTCTCTGCCCAATCTACAGGCTTTTCTTTACTATCAGTACATTCTAAGCCTCTACCATAAATCATATCAGATATACCTTTGATACATCTTGAGTTAGTAGGACTACCTAAATTTAAGTCTATCAGTCTACCAAAGTGATTGTTGTCTTCTCCCCAGCTAACCCAATTATCTCCTTTTCTTTCTATAGCCTTAGGCATCTCATAGGTAGATAGTTCAACGACACTAAAGTTCTTAGTATAATTCTTTGGCTTGCTTACTGAATAATTCTTTTTAATATTTATTTTACCCATTATATTGTTATGTATTTATCATCGCCATCTGTATCATTCTCTTCGTAATAGTCAGTACTTATAGTGTGGTAGATGTCCGTGTCTGTTTGACTTGTAACGTATATCTTATCTCTATACCATAAATTTGCACCTCTAGTCATCTCTAAAACATAGGCTCTTTCAGCTATAAACTTATCCGAAGATAAAGTTATATCTATGTAGTCATTATTTACTGATGCTGTAACATCTGAAATTGTTACTATGTTGCCTGTTCCGTCTTCTCTTATTGTAGCATTGATACCTGTTGTATCTAATGTTCTAGGTAAGATAGAAAAAGTTTGTGAGCTTGATGTTGGCAATAATCTAATCATAAACTTATAACGTATATTTACTTTTTTGTTTTTGTTGTAAAAGAAAAGGTCTACCGAAGTAGACCTAAACTAAAAAACATAAAGTAAACTGAAAAACTATGATTGAACTACAACAGTAAATCCTACAGTTGCAGGGTCAGAATCCAAGAAGTTAGCAGGTTTCTTTTCCATACCAGTTAAAGTTAATGTATAACCACTTAGGTCATTCATTGCTTGTCCTGTTACGATAGTACCAGCAGTTACTTGACAGCCATTTTCAAATCCAGCTAAAAAGTAATTGTCATTTTGGTCTTGAACGATAACTCTTGGTCTACCATAAGAAAGTAATTTTAATTCTTTATGGTCATCAACAGTTAATTTTTTCAAGGTCAATTCAACTACTTGTTCGAAGGCAGTAGTTCCTGTTTCAGCACTAGACTGAATATTTTGCGTGAAAGAAGAAGCATCTCTTACTTCATACTTGTATACATTTGGTGTTCCAGTTACAGCGTCAATAACGTCTGTATCAGAAGAATCAAATGTGTAGCTAGCAGGAGTAGTATCTTCAAAATTCGAGAAGTAGATAGCTTTTATACCTCCAACTGAATCTTTACATACTTCTTTTCTTCCTAATGTTAAATCACAAGCCATTTGTTGTATTGGTTTTTAATATCCCTCCCCACAAAGAGGAGGGTTATTGTTAATAATCAGTTAATTAAGCTGGAGTGTAAAGAACTATGTCTGAACCAAATCCGTGTTGTACACCTGCTGTAAATCTCATTACGAAACGTACATTTTGTGAACCATCAATGTCAGCCATGTCTAATACTTTCACTTCGTTATGGTCAGATAATAATCCTGTTCCAAAGAAGATGTTAGAAGATTCAGCTAAGTACATGTAGTTAGAGTCTAATCCGTTTGCTAAGAATACCTCTACTCCATCAAATAATAATGAGTTGATAGCTTGGTTGTTTCCTTTTGCTTCGTAACCAGCAGCTCCTACTCCGTCAGCACCAAATCCTCCTAAAGCTCTTACATAAGCTTTATAAACGTTTTGAGCAACGTATAATTTTACATCTGACTTTCCGTATAATGCAGAAGGCATAGCGTCTACTACTTTGCCCATTTCAGCGATTACGTTAGCAGCAGTAATAGTAGTTCCTGCTACATCGTTTACAGTTCCGTCAGCAGTAGCTAAAGCTACTAATCCGTCAAATTCTCCAGCAGTTGCAGTAGCACCCATCCAGATATTTTTCTCATTCTTGTCAGCAATCTTAGCAATAATCTCAGCGATTAAAAACTCTTGGAAAGAAGGAGGTAAGTTGTCAAATGCAGAATATCCCATAGATATTGCATCCCAGTCATCTCTAAAATCAGATTTACACAAGTTTAAGTTTACTTGAAATTCCTCTGGTTGTAAGATTTTTTCGTCTAAAGTAACAGTGTCAGTAGCAGCGAAATCACAGCTTCCATCAGCGATTAAGTCTGTGGTAGAAAGTCTCTTGATTACTTGCTTGAACTTTACATTTGGTTTAACAGTAATACCACCATTTTCGATAGTATTTGCAGATAATAAAGCTGCTGAGATGTACCCTGCTGCTTTTTCTCCTGCGTAAGTTGTTGTAATTGAAGTTGTTGTTGCCATCTTTTTTTTTATTTATTAAATAGTTTGTTGTAGATTGAATCTTTCACAGTTCTACTTCTGCTTTGTGAATATAAATGTTGTTGTTTTTGCTCTACTTGAGCTTCTGGAGAATGTACTATTTCTTCTGCTTCTACAGATAATTCAGTAACTTCTTCCTTAATTTCTACTTCCTCTGATAACTCAGCAGGAACATCTTTCTCTTCTGAAGGAGAAACGATTTCCATCATCTGCTTAACAGAAGCTTTTAATGAATCTAACTCTTCGTATAAAGAATCGTATTTCTTCTTTAGTGATTCAATATCTGAATCTTCAGAAACAACTTCTTCCTCTGCGATAGGAGCTTCTTCGATAACTTCCTCAGCTTGTTCTACTTTTTCTTCAGCTAGTTCAACAACCTCTTCTACAGGTGTTTCAACTACTTCTTCAGAAGAAAGTAAAATACTTTTGAAAGCATCTACAATTTCTTTTGGACTTTTCATAAATTAAAATTTATTATTAATAACTCTATAACACTAATAACTAGTAATATAAATATTGTTGTATTTTTGAATTATACATTACCAATACCTTGATTAATCATTCTGCCTTTACAACAGTCTCTACTGTATCTACTACCATCTTTACATAGACAAGCTCTTCTCTTGTTCTTTGGAGATGTTCTACTCCACTCTTGTTCTCTTTTTCTATTCATCTTTTAACTTGTTTAGTACTTCGTTTAGTAATTCTAGAGCTTGAGCGTCTTCTTCAGATAAAGATAACTTCTCTAGCTTGTTTATTGCCCAATTAATCATACTAGTACCTCCCCAGCAGTCCCACATTAATCCTCCACAGCCTTCACTATAAGGAACATCTTTGTGTTGTTGATGTCTTTTAAAACTAGCAACACGAGAAATCGTGTCTCTACTTAAAGGGGTACGACTTGCAATTTGTGAGGCTCTTTTTTTTCCTACGTCAGTTCCACAAGAACCCCAGCCATTCTTTTCTACCCAAGCTAACGCTCTTTTAGCATTGTTGGTTGCGGACTGTGGATAATCACTATAAGACTTTAATTCTTCTTCTTTATATCCTTCTGGTTTTTTATGTACCCAGCCTTTTTCTGCATACTTGTCGTGTTCCTTTTCATTCATTATTTCTACTTTATCTCCAGTCTTAGGATTGTACATGATATGAGGATATTCCACTAATTCTTGTTTAGCTAACTCTTGTTCTTTTTGACTAAAGAAACCTTCTATACTAAAACCAAGATATTTACCCTGCTTTACGTCTTCCCATATCTCATCGTTGTCAATCTTCATAACTACAGCCCAAGCACCTTCTGGAGCATCTAACTTGTATAAGTTAGTTTTATCCATATTAGGGTCTTCTACTATCCAAGACTCTATAAGAGATACTCCTTTTACTGATAGTTCATGCTCTATCGTAGCATTATTATTCTTTAGTCTTTTAAGGTAAAGTTCAGACGCTTTCTTAACAGTCTCTTTAGAGAACATTATCTTATAAGCGTAGTCTCCACTTTTTCTAAATATTTCCTTGTCTGGAACTAAAGCTAGTCCTACTACAATTCTTTTCTCGTCATCTACAGATTTGAACTCTACCTTGTGTCTACTTAAAGCTACAAAGTTTTCTTCTATTGCAGGACTTTCTACTAGTGAGATAGCTTCTATCCCATCCTCTAGATTGTTTTCGTCTATTATTAATTCTATGATGTCTAAATCTTCCATAATTATTGTTTTAACCTATTGTTGCTGTGTTAGCTATATTTAAATCTAATTGTTGTTGACTTGTTATTTCTGATGAAACCACATACGCTTGTATTGGTTGGCTTAATTGACCAGCTATTGATTGCGTTAGTTGGTTTGTTTGCGTACTACCTGCTAAGTTAAAATTAAACTCTCTAGATTCTCCTTCTCCATTACCACCTGCTGCTGGTCCTATTGAACCTCCACTACCTGCTGAAGACTGAAACTTCTGTCTAGCTATCTTAGCTACATTTAGTAAACCAGTTGTTATTGCTGTTGCCATAGCAGCAAATCTAGCTACAGGTCTTCCCACAAATGAAGGGTCTGCCATAATCTGACTTGCAGCTAAGTATGTGTTTATAGCTGCACCAGCTATATTAGCCGCCTTATTTAACTTAAACCTTTTCTTTTCTATGGCTTCTTGCTTCTTTCTTAGCTTCTCATCATTCTGACCTATCTGTAACTGTATTCTTTCTCTTTCATCTTTAGATAAGTTTTCGTTAAGAAGTCTTTGATTAAGCTCGTTGTTTAAAGCGTTTGTTTTATTTTGCTCTATAGTTAATTGTCTGTCGTATTCTCCACCTAAAAAACTAGTCATAGAAGACTGTACTTCCATGTATTTTTTAAGACCATCCTGTAAAGTAAACTCTTCAGCCTCCCCAATAGGTTTGTCTTGCCCTATAGCTGTTCTTCTTGCTGCTGCCATTTTCTTCCAAAATGGGAATAACTTACCATATTCTGCTTCTATTAAAATAATAGCATCTGTAAGTTCCGTTTTAGCACTTTCTTTCTTGTCAGAAGCTACTTTTTTAGCATCAGTAAGCATTTTTTTCTCTGCCTTAGTAAGAGCTTTTCCATCTTTTTTTAACTTATCTTCAAAAGCAACAACCTCCTTATTTATTTTTTTAATGTAGGTATTATAAGAATCTTGAGCAGACTTTATATCAGCATCAGCTTTAGCATTTATAGCCTTCTTCTCATACTTCTCTGTAATCTTAAGTCTTCTTAAGGCATATTCCTCTTTTATAAAGGTCTTATCTTCTTCATTTTGAGTCTCAGCCAACCTAGATTTTTCCTCTGTTTTTAGGTTTATCATCTCTGTCTTTTGAGCAAGTTTTTGTCTAGCGTTAAGTGTATCTTTCACCTTTAACTCTAATTCTTCTGGAGTATCGAATATAGATAGCTTATTATTAGAACCACCCTTCTTTTTAACTCCAGTAAGCTCTTCTAATTGTTTTTTTAATACATCTATACTTGTGGTTTGTGCTTTGTATTCTTTGCTAGTAGCAGCTGTCTTAGCTCTTATCTTTTCTAAGTCTGATATTGCTTCTTTTAAAAATGCTTCAGAATCTCTTCTAGTTGCAATAGGTACTTCAACATCATCAACTAGGCTGTCAAATATCTCCTTACGTTCTTTTAATGCTTTTATTACATTTTTTTCCCCCAACAATAATGTCTCGTAGTAACCAGAAACAGCAGAAGCACTTGTGGAAGCGTTCGTTGCAGCCTCTTCATATCTCTTATTAAGCTTATCTATATCTCTTTGAACCTCTTTTATAGTTCTTACCTCTCCTTTTAATATTGTGTTGTTTAATTCTTCTGCTCTCTGCCTTCTTTCTGTTATGGATAATTTATCTTTTTCAGCCATTAGTAAAGCTCTAACAGCCTGTTCTTGCTCAGATAGAGTTTCATTTCCTTCAAGAATGGATTTAATGTATTTCTTATCACTAGATATTAATGATAATATAGCTCCATTTCTTTCTTCTAAACTAGAATTTGAGTGATTTAACACATTTACATAGCCTTCTAATGTTTGAATCTCTTTCTTTAAAGCTTTATTTAAGTCTTCAGAATCTTCTTTAGCTTTTTGTTTAGCCATAGACATTTTTTCAAAAATAGCAATAACCGCTTGTATTGCCAGTAATATACCTAAAGGACCAGTTAAAGCTTTAAATAAGTCTTTAACAGCTAATTTTAAACTACCTGTTGATTTAGCTGCAAAAGCCATCTGAGAAGCAAACTGAGAAAGGTTATTCGCCACACCCCTAATACCATAAGGTGCATCAGATAAAACCCTACCTAATTCCATTGCAGCAGAAGATGCAGAGCCAGTCGCTCCAGTTGACATATCCATTTGACTCTGATAGAATCTCATGGATTTTGTTAAGTTTTGATACTCTTTACTGTTTATTTGTACTTGAGACCTTTGTTTTTTTAACGAAGCCATTTGCCTACCTATACCACTAGTAGTTTTAGACATTTCTCCGTTCATATCTCCTAAGACCTCATCAAGGTCTTCTACAGCTATGTTCAGCTTCTTAACTCCACCAGTTAAGTTAAATATAGTAGCTTTTGCAGTTTCTCCATCTACAACAATCTTGTATAAAATCTTTTTTTCTTCAGCCATGTTATAATCTTCTTTGTTTTAGGTTGTACTTAAATTCTTTCCAGTTTGTAATGGATTGATATTTTCCTTTAGCTATTAGTATATCTTCATCAGATATTAGCCAATCATCTTCGTTTAATAAATCTATTATATCTTTTAACATATTATGGTATGTTTTGTGTTGTTACACTTAGTGGA